ACCCGACTCAAGATTAGTAATGCAGTAGACGAAACCGAAGAAATCATTAATATCGTCAGAAGTAAAAGCTGTACCTTTGTAGTACCAGGGATTTTCATAATCTCTTTCCATTTCATTCTCCGCTATTTAGTTTATGAATTTTAACTACTTCTTTAATTAGTTGTTTATGTCCCATATGTAACGTATAGTGATAAGTATCCTCCCAGTTAGGTATAGGTATATGAGAAATATATTCATATTGCTTTGCTACAATTTCAGTATCAAACCAATTTAAACCATATAGTATAGGGATATAAGTTGCAGAAACAAACAGATTCCACTTACATTGAATGTCACCAGCAAATGGAAATCTAGTTTCCCATTTAGATAATAATGACTCAAGAGATGGTGTCAATTTAAGATCATACTTAACCTCTTTCCAAAACTCAGTATCTTCTCTCTGTATAAGATAATGTGCCTGAACATAATCAAATATATTATCAAAAATATGATTAACTGATTCATTACAATGATCAATACTATATGACGGAAAATAATGAACAAAAGAAAACATCTGTCTAATAACACTACCTATAGAAGTTGCTTCTAATGGTTCAACAAAACTTTGAGATAATCCTACAGCATAACAATTTTTATGCCATGCTTTCTCCAATCTACCAGGATCAAATTTAAAAGTTTTAGCAACATTAAGTTTTTCACCATAAACACGCTCCATTTCTTGATGTGCTTGATCTTCATCAATAAATCTATCACAGAAAACATAACCATTACCAGTTTTATCTTGAGTAGGTATTTGCCAACTCCAACCATAATTTCTAGCAGTTGCTTTAGTATAAACATTATATTCTTCCATTTCATCAGTAGTAAAAGCAATAGCAGAATTAAGAGGTAAATATTCTGAATAAGACTTCCACTTTATACCTAATTTTTTACCCAATAATAATCTCGAAAAACCACTACAATCTATAAAGAAATCGGATTCATATGTATTATTACCAACAATAGAAGATATATCACCTGTTTCTGAATCAATACTAGCATCATATATTTCATCTTCAATTATTTCAATTCCCCTAAGTTCACAAGTTGTTTGTAAATACTGGTTTAATGCTAAAGTATCAAAATGAAATTGATTAGTAGGGGAATCATTTAAATTTTTAAAAGAAACTAAAGGGAATTGATGTACCCAAGACCCACAATAATTAATCTCGTAATTGGGTCTATTGTTAGCAACGACCCTTTGCATATAAGGAAAATGTGATCCAATTTCAGCTTGCGTAGTATTAAAATTTACATTATTTAAAAAAGGAGAATCCGACCAACCATCAAAATAAACACCATTTTTAAAAGTTGCTTTTGCTTTTAATATCATATCAAGTTTAGGGATTCCACAATACTCGCAAAAATCCCCAAAATGTTCAGTTGAACTTTCTCCAACCCCTATCGTACCTATATTACTAGATCTAATTACTCTTATTTTTATTTTTGGAAAAGATGCTTGAAATATTAATGCTGATATAAGTCCAGCATTTCCACCACCAACAACAATCACATCACGAACATCTTTCATATAAAACCATTATTATAGTTCTTATATTTATCAATAGATAAATATCTAAGATAATCACTATTAAATCATGTCAGTCATATATGTAAGTAATATTACTATTGATTCTGGGGAAGATTTTACTCAGGATTTTACACTACATGAAAGTGGTGAAAAGACTATTAATTTAAGTGGGTATAAAGCAAGAGCACAAATAAGAAAACACCCTGATAGTAAAACAGCTATTAGTTTTTCTGTAGGTTTTCCTGATAGAGAGAATGGAAAAATAAATTTATCAATACCAAGATGGACTACTTCCCTACTAAAATCTGGAAGATATGTTTATGACGTTATGGTCATCAAAGGAGATAATAAAAAAGAAGTGGTTTTAGAAGGAAGTGCTCTTGTAAGAACTGGTGTATCTAAAGATTCTTCATTTACAGATCCAGGTAGTGACGATAGAACTTGTATAGCTGTTCTTGATTATAGTTATCAATCATATCCCAATCTAGATACTAGATGGAATACATTTAGATCAACATATCCAAATAGAAGATTTTATCTTCTACAACCAACATCAGTAGGATTTGGAAACACAGTAACTAATGATAATTATGATCAATTAGCATGTCCTGATAATTTTCTTGAAGAAACAACTGTAAACATATCTCCATTAGTTTAAAATGATTGCAACAGTAACACAAAACTCAACAGAATTAAATGAAGGTGGTACAGTATCTTTTTCAGTTTCTACTTCTGGAGTAGCAGATTATACAAATTTATATTTTACAACAGAAGATGAAATAGATGGTACTGTTAGAGAAGAAGATTTTACAGACAATTCTCTATCTGGTCAATTCCAAATTTATAATAATATAGGATCTATTAATAGAACAGTTTCTAGGGATAGAATAACGGAAGGTACAGAAAGATTTCTAATTAAAATTAGAGAAACATCTACTACAGGAACAGTAGTAGGAATCTCAACCTTAATTAGAATTAATGATACCTCAAGAGCACCTAGTATTAGAGCTAGTGGTAAAACATATGGTCCTATTCAAGTTAATGTAGATAATGGAATTATTGCCGATAAATCTGATTGGTATACTATATGCGATATAGATAGTCTTCCAGAAGGTTCTAAAGTAGCATTACTGATGCCCAATACCACTACAACTCAAGCATCATATGATGATTTTATAGTTAAATTAACAGCAAGAAATATTACAGTTATTACTGTAACCGATTACAGTACTGATTGGATTCAACCATTCTTAGGAGTATTAAATTAAATGTCACAAGTATTTCTAACAAATTTAACTTTATATACTGGATCAGATTTTGCTCAAACCTTTGTCCTCGAAGATACTTCTACTAATTCTATAATGGATTTGACAGGATACACTGCAAAATCACAATTAAGAAGATATGAATCCTCAGTGAAGGCAGCAGAATTTACAATCACATTTGCTAATGATCCAAGAACAGGGAGACTTAGTATAGAAATGCCATCAACAATAACTTCTACACTAAATCCAGGAAAATATTATTATGATCTAGTATTAAAAAATCCCTCAAATACTGTTTCAAGAGCACTAGAGGGACATATTTTAGTTAAAAAAGCAGTTACACGACTTTAACGTGAGAAGCTAATTTATAAAGTAATTTACCATCTCTACCTTTCATACCAGACTTATAGTTCTGGTATGCTTTAGTATTGGCAGAAATATCAGCATTAGTTATAATATATTGCTCAAATTCTTTAACCATTAAATTCCTTTACTATTTCACCAATGATGTTTTGATCCATCTCTACCATAACATATAGTGCTTCATCTATAGAATCCACTTGATTGGTTTCCATAAGATGATTTAATACTATATCAAAAGCATCATAAGATTCTAGATCATACCACTGAGTGGTTCTCTTACTAGCTCTCAAATCTTTTGCTACATTGGAATTTGGATACTTTTTGGCAAATATCGCTTTTTGTTCACCTGGTTTAGCATCTGGCAATTGAGACAATGCTTGCATAGTCTTAAAATCTTTTTGCTTTTGCTTCAAGAAATCAACTTTTTTATCTCCATGAATTTCCCTATTTCTTCTTTCAATAGGATTCATTCTTTTTTGTTTTACTTCAGTCTTCTTATCCTCAGGTTTTACTTCAGTCTTATTTTCTGGTTTTACTTCAGTTTTATCCTCAGGTTTTACTTCAGTCTTATTTTCTGGTTTTACTTCAGTTTTATCCTCAGGTTTTACTTCAGTCTTAGTCTCACCTTTGCTTATATTATCAAGTCTTTCCTGTTCATTTTTATTTTTTCTATCATTTTCAGCTTTTGTTATTTTATCCTCAAGATTTTTGATTTTCTCTTTTCTACTTCCATCACTACTTCCATCACTACTTCCATTAGTACTTCCATTACCATCTCCATACTTTTTATCAAAATCATCTTTGGATATTGAACTAAATTTATCCACCTCACTATTAGATTTCTTATTTACATCAATTTCTTTAGTTTCTATAGGTTTTCCATCCTTATACTTGGTAACAGTACCCTTATTCTCCTTTTGCTTTTTATCATATATGGCATCAGCAGCAGCACAATCAACTCTCTTCTTACCATCCTTACATGTAGTTAAAGCACCTTCTTCCTCAGATAAATTCTTCTTGTCATATATGCCAGCATAAGCATTATATAACTCAGACAATTCTTGCACTCTAATCATTTTCCTAAGGAATAGTTTTCTTACAGTTTTATTTATGCTTATTTAGATGTTGATTATAATTATTAGTCCTTATAAGTACCCTTTTTATTAAGACCTAAATCAAGTTCAAGACCCTTCAAGGAATTTTGATTATTATTTGGAATAAATGGAACTGACTTGTTATTATTTTTCTTTTTATTTTTATCCTTATTATTTGGATTAGGATTAGGATTTGGGTTAGGATTTGGGTTAGGATTTGGGTTAGGATTTGGATTAGGGTTAGGATTTGGATTAGGGTTAGGATTTGGGTTAGGATTTGGATTTGGGTTAGGATTTGGATTTGGATTTGGATTCAACTTTGGTGTATATTGTGGATGATTTTTAGGTATTCCCCAATTTCCCAATACCTTATTGGTAAGTTGACCAGATTTTTCATATGCCTGTCCACCTAACCATATAGATCCTACAACCCCAGTTCCTGGAACTGGAATTACTTCAGCACCAAATCCAATAGTACCACCTGCAGCCTGTGAAAGAGCCTGAATAGAAGATTGAGTAATCGCTCTTGGGGTACTTACACCTTGAGATTTCAGATTTTTATATTGACTATAACCAGTAATACCAGACCATAAAGTATTTCCACCAAAAGCTTTACCACTGAAACCTTTGAAGCTTGTTCCTTTAACTTTAGGAGTCTTATTTAAATTAGGATTAACTACCTTAGTCTTATTATTAGTCTTAAATCTAAACTTATTATTATTAGTCTTAGTTTGAGTCTTAGTTTGAGTCTTAGTTTGAGTATTTTGTTGAGATTTTAACTTATCAAGATACTTCCTCTGAATATCACCAGCTGGTGTATTCCATGAAGGTTGTGGTGTCTTATGAGGAAGAGTGGTCTTAAATTGTGGGTTAGGTATCCTACCAGTACTAGTAGCATATGTTGGAGTTCTAGTAGAAGTATACTTAGTCTGCATCTTCCTCCAATTATCCCTAAACTGTTTACTATCAAATCCAGATGAAGATCTACTGGTATTAGTAGTATTAGTAGTATTAGTAGTATTAGTAGTAGAAGATGTAGATGTAGAAGATTTCCAAGGATCCTTTACTTGTGGATTTTTTACATTTAACTTTTTATCTATCTCCAATTTAACTGCTTCAGGACTTGGTGATCCTGATGGAGCAGATTTAGCACTATATCCACCATATTTTTGATTTATCTTAATCTTAGTATCCCTAACAATTTTGGGATCCTTCATTTGTTTATTAGTCAACTCCAAACCCTTTTGCCTTTCTGGAGTAAGTTTTTCACCTGCTCGGTGATAACCTTTCATATTTTTCTTTTCTAAGTATTTCCTAACTCCATCATCACTAGCAGCACGATATTGTCTATTCTGAAAACCTTTTCGTTCAGGACCTATTCTTTTAGTTGGTTCAGTATATATTTTTCTGGCATCATCCATACCAGTAACAATTTTAGAATCTGTTGATGAAATATTTACAGATGTTGCACGGCTAGAAGTACCTGATACCCTCTGAACATCACTATTTGGTGTAAAACTTCTTCTTTTATATGTTCCTTCTCCTGTTTTAGGATCTGCACCTGTTGGTTCACCAAAAGATTGTTTAAATCTTCTTGCTTTTTTATCCGCACCACGAGGATCTACCGTATCAAGTATTTTATTCTTACCTTTTTGACTTTTCCAATCTTTCCTTTTTTGATCCTTTTCAATATCACCAACCAAATCATCCACCTCTGGATCGGCATCTAACCACCAAGGATCGGGTTCTTTAAATGGATTTCTTACAGGTTTCTCAACTAAAAAAGACTTAAAAGACTTCATCTTATATAAACACTTTTTTAGTATTTATAATTTAAATCCAGCGAAGGTATCCTTTTTCACATCCTGTTTGATACCACCAACAATATAAGATTCAACTTCTGTTTCTTGTGGTGCTACTTGTAATCCTTTAGAACTAATCCAATGCTCAGTCCAAGGTAATGGATTGTTCTTTGCAGGAATATCATATTGTGGTTTTAATCCAATACCCCTCAATCTCTTATTGGCAATAAACTCAACATACTGATATAGAAGTTTATCATTCAGACCAATCATTGATCCATCTTTAAATAAGTATTCTGCCCACTTCTTCTCTTCATTTACACAAGTATCAAACATTTTATATGTCCACTCCTCTTCCTCTTTCATTATCTCTAGCATCTCTGGATCATCACCCTTTCTCCAGTTGTTTAATATAGTTTGTGTTATTGCCAGATGCTGGTTCTCATCTCTTGCAATTAGAGATATGATTTTAGCTGAACCTTCCATAAGCTTAAGTTCACCAAAAGCAAAACTGCAAGCGAAAGAAACATAAAAACGAACACCTTCCAGAATATTAACATTAGCAACTGCCCTATAAAGTTTACGTTTTACCTCTTTCATTTCTAAAACAGGTAAGGATGTGTCCAAGGACTTATCCATATCTTTCCATAGTGAACCCTGACCCCACTGCTGTGCTTCATTAATGAAGTCATCATACGATCCAGTTACACTAGCAGCACGTTCTAGAATACGAGGATCACTAATTATAGTATCAAATACTTCTGATGGATCAGAATATACATTCTTAATTACATAGGTGTATGATCTACTATGAATCATCTCCATAAAAGACCAACACTCCATACATGCCTCTAACTCAGGTAGAGAACAGTAAGGTAAGAAAGCCATACCAGGAGCACGACCTTGTACACTATCAAGCATGATCTGGTATTTAAGATTGCTTGTATAGATGTGCTTTTGTTCTGGACGCAGTGTTTGATAGTCTCCACGATCTTTCTGTAACGATACTTCTTCTGGTCTCCAAAAATATCCTAACTGAGATTTAGTTAAGTTCTCAAACTGAGGATACTTAAAATTATCATATCTTTGGACTCCTAGAGGAGCACCAAAGAACATAGGTTGTTTTTTAGTATTAACGTCTTGTGTATTGAAGACGGTCATACCTTTTACTTTAGATGGCACAGGACTCACACTCTTCTTCGGTTGCGTTTGCTAATTCGTCAAGTAAACTATTCAATTGTGTACTACCTTGAATACCTACTTCATCAGTATTAGGAACTGATAAATCAACTTCATCAGTCTTAATATCATATGTATTCTGATAATAAGATGTCTTCCAACCATACTTGTATGTGGTTAGAAAATCTTGAGCCATTACACTCGTTGGAACTTCATTACCCTCAAAGTGTTGTGGATTATAAGACCAGTTTCCTGAGATTGCCTGATCAAAGAACTTCTGCATTACAGCAACGATGTTAATATAACCAGTATTGTTTGGCATATCCCAAAGAAGAGTATAGTTATTCTTAAGAGTATTATACTGTGGAACTATCTGTTTTAGTGGTCCTTTCTTTGATTTCTTAACAGAAAGATATCCTCTAGGTGGTTCAATACCATTAGTGGCATTACATACAACAGAAGAAGACTCTGAGGGCATTTGAGCAGATAGAGTGCTATTACGAATACCATACTGTTTTACTTCTCCTCTAAGTGATTCCCAATCACAATTAAGATTATTAGGAACTAATTCATCAACATCTTTCTTATAAGTATCGATAGGAAGAATACCTTGAGCATACTTAGTTCTATCCGAATAAGTACAAGCACCTTTCTCTTTAGCAAGATTAACTGATGCTCTAACCAAATTATATTGGAAGACCTCAGTAATATCATGAATTAACTTCCATGCCTCTGGATCTTCATACTTAACGCCCTGCTTGGCAAGGTAGTGTGCGAGTCCAATAAAACCAACTCCCAAGGATCTTCTTGCCTTTGTAGCGATCTCTGC